TTTCATTTGTAGGAATAGTTGGATATAAAGTATATGTTGTATCTAAATTTCTTGTAGTGTTCTTTAATTTAGCAAGCATTGAAGCACTTGGATTAGCTGTTGATGTATCTGAGTAACTACCATAACGAACAATAAGTTTATTAAACTTATCAACAGTCAAAAACGCCCATCTATAAACTGGGGTTGGAGTTGTTTGAAATCCTGAAGGAGTGCTGCCAAAAAATGCACCATCAAGAGTGACGGTTGATTCTTTAAATACATATTCAAGACCACCCCAAGGCTCTAATGGAGCCAATGTATCATTATCTAATTGACGAACTTGTACATCAGCAGTAAACAATTCTTCCTTAATATTACCCGCACCCTTTCCATCCATTTGCAATAATCTTAAGCCTCTTGGGAAATGCAAGTTCACACTAATAGAAGTGCATAATTCATTTACTACTTTTTCATACCAATATGATTCGGCCATCTCAACATTGACGGCTAATTGCTCAACGTCATTTGGATATATTGAATTAAAGTATGAGTAATTTTCACTTAAATCTTGAAAGCCACTAATAGTAGCTTGGTCTAATTCTTCAAGCGTATTAATGTCAGTTGACCCAATACGCATGTCAGATATTTGCAATGGGCCATAACCCCAAACCAATAACATTCTTAAGTAAGATGTATCTGTATTTGATTCAGCGTATATCTGTGCGCCCAACAATCCTGTAAAGCGCATTTGACCCAATACAACAGGGATGGCACCGTATTGAGATGCTTGGTTGCTACCGCCTTGTAATAAGTTCTGAGCAAGGGCTGTGCCAGGAGATTCTGGCTGAGTTGGCATCCTAACTGGGAATATGGCATTTAATAATAAACTACCAACTACCGTAATACCTGCTTGAACAGCCGTAGCAGTCCATCCTGATAATGCCAATGCTTCAGGGCCAACAATATAAGCCGCAGCCACTACAATCGCAATGGTTAATATCATTTTCAATACGTTACCTTCAGCAACGGCTCGGTATTGAATAACATCACCTGGCAATGGAACAATATGCCATTCTTCTTGTGGAACTAATTTGCCATTAACAAATATAACTGGCAATACATCGTATTCTTCAGCTACAGGATACTGAGCTTTAATATATTCAATAATTTCTGCAACAGAAGAATCTGCTGGAACCTGACCATCAATTCGCTCAGTCTTTAACGGATGGGGTTTAATGGCAAGCGTTAAATCACCAACATTTACTTTTTCGACATAACGATAAAAACCTTCAACGCGATGCTTCCATAGCCCAGTGTCAAAACGCTCAACGGTGGTATTTGTATGCTCACTGACGTGAATAAATTGATTGGGTGATACTACGACCCCAACGTGCATAAATAAACCGTTTACACGAAGCAGGGCAACGTCACCAATGGTAGGAGTTTCAACTTTTTCCCAGCCTTCTTTCCCTAGGGCTATAAGTTGCTCTATTTTTGTCTGCTGTTCTGCCTCGTATTCTTCGGCAAACGATGGCAGCTCAATATTATATTGTTCTTTATAGATTAACTTAACTAAACCCCAACAATCAAGACCGTCTTTATCACGGCCTTTTTTTAGGTATTTAAGACTAATATAATCATTCCACCATGTTTTCATTAATATAATCCTGGGAAATAAGACGGTGTAAAAGTATGGGCAGGGAACGGTTCAATTGCCAAAGATTCTACATTCAAATCTGCCACTATGCTATTAGCATTATACGTTATTCCGCTCATTAAAAACCCTGGGAATGAAATTTCTAATACATTAGGTGTCCTAGTTAATACCAGTTCTATGCTTACGTTCAATGCAGTAGTAGCCAACCGTATTGTCGGTGTAAGGTATCTAGTTACATCGTTCAAAGTAATTTGGCATCGAGGTGCTGCGTCAGCTTCTTCTGAAGGCAATGTAATTTGAAAAGGCAAGAATACATAATCATTGCCACGGCTTTTTATTCCATAGATTACATCATCATCTGTAGTAATAAGACGTTGCGTATAGTTATCAGTTAATCTTATTGGAGTGGCAATACCTGCTCCAGAGATGGTTAATAATACTGCTAAAGTATCGTCACCATCTGGGCTAAACATAGCCTTTAAAGCGGCTGGTGAAAATGAACTTAATCTACTCATGGCATTTGCTCTAGTGAGAATGAAATTCTATATAAATTTGGTGCAAAATAAGAAATGCTAAAATATTTCCCATCTGATGATGGAATAAACCTTGCTTCAATAGTAGCTTGAGTTCTAGGATGTGTAAAGTCAAATCTAGCCGTACCTCTTAATGTAGTATTGATGAATGTTTCCAATGTATCTATTTGGCTATCATCCATCACCATATCAACACTAAATTGCCTTGGCTTCTCACCTCTATAACGCATTTTAGCTGGCCCAGCATCCATTGGAGTGACTAATACCAGAGCGCCTGAAATCTCAGAATAACTCTGAGAATCAGTGCTTGTTGGTAGTGTTGAAGGCCAAGTATATGATGCCATAATTATCTTCCTACTAATGTTGGTCTTGCATTAAATGTATTGCGAATAGCTTGGTTAGCACCAGAGCCGTTGCGTCTAATTTCACTAGCAACCATATCGCCAATGGTAACTTCAATTTTACGGTTTCCACGGCTATCTATTGTTTCATTTGCAGAGGCTTGTGCTGAACTGTTGTTATTGATTACAACAGATACATTAGAACCCATTTTGCTTTGAGGCACAATAGTTCCTGTGGCTTGTGGAACAAACATTTCTGCACCACGCTCACCAACTAAATAACTATGGTTTGGATTGACTTTACCACCTGCTGCAAAAGAACCGCCTGAATTCATATTGTAATATGTATCAAATGGTACATCAGGCCCTACTCCACCGTTACCGCCAAGCAATCCATTAAAGAACCCACCAATACCACCAGCTCCGCCTAACGCATTACTTATAGAATTAAACAATGGCTCAGTGATGCTTTTCTGAATACTTAAACGTAACAAATCTTTCAGTATGGAGTTAATCATATCTGAGAAACTTGTCTTAGTATTAGTAAAGAAGTCAGTCATAGCTTGAGCTGAGTTTCTAGCAAAGCCATCGTAGATACGCTCAAGTTCTTTAATCATTGATGCTTCTTCTTTTAAAGCATCTTTAGTTTCTTTATCTGCTTCTTTTTTATCTCTATCTAATTGCTCTTTCTTAGCAGTCAATTCAACCAATTGCATACGAGCTGCGATTTCTTTATTTAACGCATCAACATTCTCGCCTTTTGCTTCAAGCAATATTTTACGCTCTGTTAGGCGAGCTAAATTGGTAGCTTCAATGGCCGCTTCTGTTTTGCCGTATGTGTCAATCTCAATAATAAGTTTTGCTATTTTTTCATCAATAGTTTTTTGAGTTTCAATTTGGACTTTATTAACTTCATCCATTTTTTCTTTTAATAAGTCTTGGATATTGGCAGAACGCTCAACCAATAAATCTTCAGCCCTCATCTCATCTTGCAATTCTTTTAAAGTTTTGGCTTGTTCTTTTTTAGCTTTAGTCGCTTCTTTAGTAGCGCCAGTAGCTTTGTCATATTTTTCTTTTAATATGGCTAATTTTGCAATAATTTCATCATCAGGCAACCCTGCTTTTCTGCCTTCAACCATAACAGTTGTCATATCTCGGCTATAAGCAATAGCCAACTCTTTATTGGTTGTAAGATGTTTATTTAACTTAGTATATTCTTCTGACACTCTATTTAAGTTATTTACATCTACATCAGCAGCCAAAGCAATGGCATTTGAATAATCAAGAATGTTTTTACGGCCTTGCTCTATTTGAGCGTCAATCTCAGCTAACTTTTCTTTTGGAGTTGTAAACATCATAAATGGGCCAGCGTTCTTACCCATTCTAGCAACCCTATCGCGCTGCTCTTGCAATAGAGCAATTTGCTTAATCATGTCATTAATTTTGGTTTTTTCGTTAGCCATTTTATCGCCAACAGAAATACCTTGTGATGTTAGATTTTTATTGCGCTCTATTTGCTCATTGATTTCTTTAAGTGCTGGAGTTAATCCACGAGCCTTATCAATCCATTTAAGTATGCTATCGCCAAATAATATGAATCCTGATATGGCAATACCAATTGGGCCACCTAAAGCACTAATAGCTACATTAAATCCAGTTACGGCTCTTGCGGCCAATGTTGTACTTGCTACAACGGCAGCATTAAGAGCAATAGCTTCACGCATAGCCACTGAGTTGGCAGCAGCCCATAATGTTGTTGCTCTGGCATTATTTGTTAAAGCAACAGTTGATGCGGCTTCTGCTAATGCCTTTTTCTCTAACAATACATTTTCTTTAACAATCTCAATTTGACGAATTTGGCTTGCACGAATTGAAGCATTAATTCCTATGATAAATTTGCCTAATTGCGCTCCAACACCGACTAATGCGGCATTAGCAAGTAAGTTTAAGTTATCTGCTAAGAACAATATTGTTTGGCTGATATTTTTAGACGCGCCATTAGCTTTGTCAGCCTCGCCAACAAATAATGTGAAGTTGTTTTTAAGAACAGTAATAGCACTTGAGATAGTGCCAACTGATTTAACTTGCTCTTGCAATCCAGCAAGGTAAGCAGGGTCAGTCAATGCTTTGGCCAATACCTCAGCAGTCAACTCACCTTGGGTTGACATGTTTTTAAGTTCACCATAAGTCACATTCAATGACTTGGCCAACTGCCTCATTATGATTGGTGCGCCTTCTGATACGGCTAAGAACTCTTGGCCATTTATCTTGCCAGAGCCAAATGACTGAGAAAGTTGCAACATTACAGAGTTGGTTTCTTGCACCGTTGCATTTGAAACTCGCAAACTTAACGCAACAGATTCAGTAATCATCCCAATATCTTTTTGAGATGTACCGAAGTCGCGTAAGTTATTTGTTAGACGTGCGTATAAAACACCAATTGCACCAATATCAGATTGCGATTCACGAGCAATTCTAACTACTGATGTATAAGCGATATTGTATTTTTCTAGGGATTTTGTAGCTAATTGAAGTTGAGCATCAAATTTCTTATACTCATCGGCTGTTTTTAATATGGTAGCCACACCGAAAGCACCAGCAAGTCCGCTAAATGCGTTTTTAGCCATTGTAACGGACTTGTCGATGTTCCGCATCGCGGTATCAACACTTTTATTTGCCTTATTCATGTCTGCTTGCAGACGCGCTATATCAGCAAATAACTTAATCTCAATTGAACCAGCAGTAAGAGCCATAATGAACCTCTAGCGTAAAATACCTTTAATATGTTGAGCCAGCTTAGATTGGTCTTGCTCAACTACTTTGCCTGGCGGTGGACAGTCTATCTTGCTAGATAAATGCACTTGTTCAACATATACCGCAGAGGCTTTCCTTATTATACTTAATTCCCAAGGCTTTAGGGTAAATCCATTTTGCTCTTGCCACGATGCTAACTCTTGCCAACTGAATGGTGCTTGCCCCATTCCTGTGTTCATGCAAGCACCAGCACTCATTAAGTAGTCAAATAAATATCTACAAGTTAAATCTGGCCACATTATTTCTGCACCAGATTCTTCGTATTGTTCTATTCGACTTACTTCTTGTTTATCAGGTATCGTGTATAACCATACATAATACCTGACAAATGTTATTACTTCGTTGGCAAGCTCGGCATAAAATTTTCAGTTTCATTCAGGAACTTTTCTACCTGCTCAGTAATGTAGTTAAGTTTTGGATTGCTATATAAAGCAAATGCACCGCCATCAATCGGGAAATTATCAATTGATGCTGTAACTGCTGCATAAAACTCAGCTTGCAACTGACGTGTTTCTTCTGCTGCATTTTTAGATGCTTTGCCGCGTAGCATAGCAATAGAACGTGTTTGAACTGCATTATCTAACTTGTATTTAGCATTAACGAATTCTTTAGAGCCTGGGCCATAAACATTAATTAATACTTTCTTACCATTAAACAACAAGTCCTCACCTTTTGGGTTGAGAACGGTTAAACTTGCCGTATCTATTGTTTCAAACTGCGACAAATCAAAGTCTTTAGACATAATACTCTCCGTAAAAAAAACTCCGTAAAAAGATGAGGCGCGTGACGGAGGAACACGGTTTGTCAGCTAATGCTCTAGCCTCAAAAACTATTAAGCAGCTAATACTTCAACAATACCAACACCTGCTGCGTTTGTAGTGATAGACAAACTTACAGATGCCATTTTCATTGTATCAACACCACCAGTTGCTTTTTTCAATGACAATGTTTTTGCTTGGAAGTAATCAGTATCACCACCTGGGTAAGATACTTTGAAGCTGAAATCACTGTCTGAAAGCAAAGCTGTTTTCAACACAATCATACCAGCGTCATCAGAATCATAGCCAATTGATAGGGTTTTAGTACCCTCATTGAATGAGCCTTTATATTTGCGTGTACCACGAGTGTCGATAGGATTGAAAGTAACTTCTGCATATTCACGACCATGTTCACCACCATCATCAATATTGCCGATTACTGTCCATGTTAGAGCAGCATAACCAGTTGAATCAAAAGTCGCTGGTTGGGCTGCACTGATACTAATTGCGGTTCCTGCTACGGTTCCAAGTGCCATAATAATACTCCTTAAAAATTAAATTAATTGCTGTGAACAATACGGAAATCAATGGTGGAGTAGAATATACCTGCTTCATCATCTCTAAAATCCGCATTAACCACGTCTTTTATTACACTATCAGTTTTGACCCCATTAAACGTACCTTGCTTATGGTTACAAGCTGCTACTACTAATGCAGCGATTTCCTTAACTTTAGGATAAGTTGTCGCTGCAATAGTAACTTGAACTCTGCTTCTATATATCTCAGAAGTTAAACCGATAGCAGTTTGTTCTGTGCTAGATACTAACATATATGCTATAGCTGGCAAAGTTGTTCCTAGTGGGATTAAACTAGGAAAAATTCTTACTTTAGGTACTTGCACCAATAATGGAGCATCTGTTGAAAGTAAATTATATATGACTTTTTCTGCTGACATCAATCACTTCCTTCAGAGGCTACATTATTAATGCCTTCTTTAGTTAATCTTTCTCGAATCTTATTTGTTACTGCAATAATTGCATCTCCACTTTTACTATCTAAAGCAGGGCGCATATAAGGCTTTGCAATTGCTCCTGGGTGAGATACTTGTGGAGTTTGTATGGACTTGCCATCTTTCGCCATAAACCGCAACATTCCACCGTTTTTACCCTTGATAATATGAGCAGCCGTTCCAAACTCAACAAAGCGGTAGTACCAAGCCTTTTTATCTCCAGCCTTGGCATAGGCCTCAACTCTGTTTTTTTTCGCGTTACTGCCTGTTCTTATGCTTCGTTTTAAGTCACCATCCATCACAGAAACATTTTTCTTGGCTTCATTGGCAATAACTCTTGCTCCAGCCCTTAAAGCTGCTCGCATAATATTCTTTTCAATCTTAACTGGCAATGATTGAAGGAATTGGCCTAATTCTTTACCGCCACGAATGTTAATTGTATCATCCATTTTGAGAGTAATCCTCAGCCGTAAATTCCATTGCTTCTTTTCTACCAATTTCAGCAGGTTTAGTAACTATCTGCAAAATTCTATTATCTCTATCAAGCATAACAATTCGCATTGTTGCATCTATTCCATTGTCATACCTAACTAATACTTTGCATGGCTGCTTAAGTAATCTTAAGTCGCTATTAGTAGATTCTTGCATACGAGTGGTAATGTCCTGGACATTTGCCCAACACTCCTTATATGTATCCCATGATATAACTTCAGAACCATAGTTTGCATCTTTGGTTACTGTTTTTTTCTCTATGCGAATATATCTATCTAATTTTCCAACTTGCATTATACGCCCAATCCTAATCTATATGATTGTAATAAGTTATACACGCCCATTGGTAATGAGTTAAATGATACTCTTGAACTACCTAACATATCCTCTTGGCGATTTTCATACAAGCTACCAATCAACAATAGCATTGCTGATTTTATTGGATTAGGTAGAGGCAATAGATTTGTGCCTACTGTTTTTGTGTATCCAGCCACATATTCAATAATAACTGCCGTTTCACGAGTTATTGTGCTTGGCCATGATTTATTTACTTCTAAATAAATAACAGAATCAAAATAATCAACATAATAAACAGAGCTATTTAATGTTTGAAGCACATTTGATGTATCGTAATATTTTACTGACACTACAGACTGCACTGGAGCCAATGGCAACTCAATAGCATTTTCAAACTGACTTAATGACATTGTAACTGTTTGAGTTGCTAAGGCTCTGCGAATATACTGCTCACACCATTCCCTTGCAGATGATATTAGCAATGTAATATCGGAATCATCAGGATGAGCTAGTGGGTACCCAAATGGCTCTATTCTAAGATGGCTTCTTGCTTCAGATAGAGTAATCGGCTCTGAAGTTACTTGAGTTGTTATTTTATATTTCATATCAATCATCCATTTTAAAATCTAAACATCATTATTAGATACTATTTTTAGTTCTTTAACTAATGCTTTTAACGCAACAACTTCTTTTAGATAGTTGCAACAGGGGTTGGTTGTGGTTGCCAAGGCAATGGTGGTGATTCTAATTGCTGTTGGCTTAACAATGCTTGATTAACGCTATTTTTATATTGTTCAATTACCGCTAATGGTGTGTATGTATCAATCCAACCCAAAACTATTTCTTCGGTTAATTGGTCAAATGGCACAAATGATGAACCTGCTATTGTTGGAACATAAGTCATTGCAGGGCATGAAGTTGTATAAGTATCTTCTGTTCCTATTAAACTCCAATAAATGTTATAAACAACATTAACTTCGCCGTCTAATTCTTTATAAGCCTGAACAGAGTTAATTTTTTTTGTATAAATAATCATTTTTGACCTTTCAATTTAGCAATTTCAATCTTTAATTCTTCAATTTCTTTTCGTAACAAGTTTACGCCCTCAACAAGCAATGGTGTAATTTTGTCATAATTGATAGTTAGATAATCATAATCCTGCTGTGTGCCATCTTCATTAATTCTATTTAACGATTTATTTACTACAACCGCGTCAGGCAATATGGCTTGAACTTCTTGTGCAATTAACCCAATTTCTTCTTTGCCAACTTCAATATCCAATTCTAATTCTTTAACTTTGCTATTCCAGTTAAATCTATATGTTGTAAGTTTGCTTAAAATATCCAATGATTCATTGCGAATTGGAATTAAATTTTCTTTTAATCTTCGGTCTGACCAATATGCTGTTACATTGCCTGGACTAAAAAAGTTTGTTCCCTCAACATAATAACGCCAACCGCCGCCTATATTTCTATGAACACCAACACCCCCGTCATTCATCATTAAGGTTTGTTGTCCATCAAATTCAATGCCTTTCCAACCATTACGCGAACCATCTAAACGCCATGCACCGTATGAACCATTATTAGGGTAAAAATGTGCGCCATTATTAGGTGAATAAAGCCCTGAATAATTTGGCATTTCAATCCATTCGCGGCTGTAATTTCGCACCGATGAATCTATGCGACCTGCTGTTGTTGCATTGGTGGCTGTTCCAGCATATCCAACATAACAAGGGGCATGATAGGTATCATTATAATATCCACGCAAAGACCAATATCCACTTACATCCGCACTCCAAGTTGTTTGGATATTATAAGGGTCATTACTATCATTACGATATAAACGATAAGCCCCTGGTCTTGCGGCACTTGTCCACATCCCTGTTTGACCTGTAATGCCTGATGCGGCAACAGATGATGCACTTGCCGCATTGCCTGAACATGATGCTGATGAAGTGGCGGCATCTGCATAAGCTACCTCAACTGCTGATGGAGAGGCTGGATTTACATTAAAACGCCATCTAGTTCCATTATAAGATAAATAACCATAATACGGATTTGCTGAATTATAATTGTATGCAGCATCTGTTGAATACAATTTAGATGAATTTGTAGCAAAGGTAGCCGTTGTAGCCGTTGCCGCATTACCTGTGCATGAACCTGAACTGCCTGTGGTGTTTTGATTAAGCGTTGGGAATGTGCAATTTGTTAAAGTGCCGCTTGATGGTGTTCCTAATGCGCCGCCTACTGAATACTTGCCATTAAAAGTATTCCAATCAGTTGATGTTAAGTAACCATTAACGCTTGTTGTTGCCGCCGCCATGCTTATTGCAGGTGTTGCGCCACCACTTGAAACAACGGGTGCTGTGCCTGTTACGCTTGTAACCCCACCGCCTGAACCATTTGCAGCAGCCGTAATGCGGCCTTGTGCATCAACGGTAATGTTTGTGTTGGTGTAAGAACCTGCGGTAACGGCTGTATTAGCCAGTGAAATAGTACCACTTGCTGTTATTGGGCCACCTGATAAGCCTGTTCCTGTGGCAACGCTTGTTACCGTTCCTGTTCCGCCAGCAGAATTAACCCATGCTGTGCCATTCCAAGACAGGCTTTGACCGTTTGTTGGTGAAGTTATAGTTACATCGCCAAGGGCTGACAACACGCCAGCCCCGACTTGAACAACAGATGTACCATTGTTGATGTAAACTTTTTTATCTGCCATGTTTACACCTAACTCACCTGATAACAACTCAGATGTGTTAGGCACTTTAGCGGCAGTATTAGAACGCTTTGGTTTGATTACATTAGCCATTTGGCTTCCCTTTCGTTGCTATATAGCAGGGTTAATATTACTTAGAATGTGCCACCGTCAATAGTTATTCCGTCAATTGAACCGCCTGTGATTGCCACATTGCTTGCCGCTTGTGTTGACATTGTGCCAAGACCACTAACTTGCGTATTAGCAATAGCAATGGCTTGAGCTGACAACGCTGTTAATTGACCTCGTGAGTTTACGGTAGCAGATAAAGTATTGCTTGCTGAACCATAAGATGCAGCAGTAACGGCTGTATTAGTAATGCTAAATTCACCGCCAGTTAATGTTAAACCAGCGCCAGCAGTGTAAGTACCTGCACCTGAGAATTGAACAAAATTGATTGCTGTTGTACCTAGTGTACCACCAGCATTAGCTGTTGAAACCCAACCTGTATCTGCTTGAGTTGTACCATCTTCAATAAATGTAAACGCATTTGGCACTTCAGCCCAATCATCCATATCTGCTGCGCGTGACCATGTGCTTGCAGCAGCAACATAAATACCGTTTGCAGAAGCAGTTGATTGATTTTTTACCAATACACGGTCACCAGCAACAACAGAAACGCCATCAATAGTTTGTGCGCCTGATAATGTAATTGGCCCAGTTGTAGCCGCAACGCATGATGCTTTTGGGTCTAAACCTTGTGCAACGCTATCAACATATTGTTTAGTTGCCGCGTCTTGTGCAGAAACTGGGTCAGCAAGACCAGTAATTTTAAAACCACCAAAAGCGTAATCAGCAGTTGGAACAGTCAAATCATTGATGTTTGCAGAAGCCGCAGCAGTTACAAGACCTTTAGCATTTACAGTTGTTTTTAAGAATGTGCCAACATTGCTATTGACCGTTGCCAATGTGCCTGTTGCAGTAACATTACTTGAACCGTCAAATGATGGACTTGTGTAAGCTAAATCGCCTGTAATTGCAATTGTGCGACCTGTAGTTAAAGCCGCAGCAGTAGTTGCAGTTGAGGCATTACCAGTTAAAGGGCCAACAAAGCTGCTTGATGTGACTGAAGTTAAGCCAGCCAATGTAGTTGATGATGCACCAAGAGCAATAGCTGTTGTACCAACCGTTACGCTTGAGTTTACTAATTTAGCATTGGCAATTGAGCCAGCCAACATTGTGTTAGTTACTGTGGCTGTATCAGTTGTATATACACCATTCGTTACGGTGCCAGCATTTCCGTTTATTGAACCATCAATCGTATCTAAAAATGTTTTAGTACCATCAATAGATTGATTAGTTGACGTATCGACAAATGCGCCATTACCAGCAATGGCAATAACGCTAGTAGCAGAACCGCCAGAGCCACCAGTGCCTGTTCCGTAGTACAGAATGTTCGTTTGTTCGTTAAACGCTAATTCAGCGTTTTCTAAAGATGCTGGAGCGCCAGCGCCACCGCCACTAGCCCTACGTTTAACTCTGATTGTATTTGCCATGATAATTCCTTAATTAAAAATTTCCACCATCTGCTAGAGATTCTTGCCGCCTATTAAACCAAGCAGCTCCATTAAAACCCAATACATCTCCGTTTATTAAACCTGACGCAGAAACTGGATAACCAGCAATGTTACTTGAACCAGATGGGCCTTGTGGCCCTTGTGGGCCAACGGCTACAATATTTACTATTGCAGGTTGCTGCTCAGTGTATATTTCAACAATTTCAGGAGCTAAATCACGGATAATTTCAACAACATCGGTCATCGAGTAACCTCTGCTGAAATAACAACCTCTCCTTGAAGTAGCCTTGTTACTGTTCCATCTGCACTTTGTAACTCTAGGTCATACCTAGCGCCTAATGTTGGCAATGTTGATGTTGTTGTTGCTGAAACAGATATTTTAATTGAGCCATCAGACCCTAGCGTCATTCCGCTTGTATTGGTAAGGTTCAATATGACATTTTCTGTCTTAACTTGACGTACTTGCATACGAGAAGTATATGTTGACAAATTAATGGCCACTCCATTACTATCTTTCCATATAAATTCTTGGTAGTAAGTTGCACCTTGCTCAATATATATATCATAATTTGCTGCTGGCATAACTTACCCCATTAGTATCTATTCAATTATCTACAATCATTATACATTAAGTTTTTTGACTATGTAAATATTAAGGTCTTTCTTCCCACCTGGCTCTAAATATACCAGTTGCTGTTGCGCCATCAATATTAATCAAATGAATATAATATGTTCCAGGAGCAAAGCCTTGTGGCTGTTCTTCTGACGCGGAACTGTCCACTGATTTGTTTGGATTGTTTCCACTAAATAAACGTAACAAATCAACAGTTGTTCCGCCAGTGTGTGTTCCACCAGTTGCCATTGTTATTTGTGGCGTATAAGCAGACGCGGAACTCATAGTATTTGTTTTAAATATTGGCAATGCTGTATTAAACGTACCACCTTCAGTTCCACCATAACGCAATTCAACTCTTAACTCAGCTAAATGCAATTCAGCACCGAAATTTTGAACAATAGTATTAATTGGCGCTACAACCTTAATAACTCGTTCCTGACCTGTTGGTATTGAAAACTCATAGAATGTTCTAGCCTCACGACCAGCGAAAAATCCAGTTTGACCAACATCAACACGCATACGAGCGTATATACCATTTCCATCTGTCATTAAGACTTTAGGAGGATAAGCCTCCACTCTCTCAGCATGGGTGCCATCACCCATGTCTGTAAGTAGTTTTAAAAGCCCTTGCCAAAATGGAAATTTTGTATTCATAATTATTTAGCTTTTGTTTTTGTTGCTTTAACAGCTTCAACTGTTTCTTTAACAGCTTCAATTTTTGGTTCAACCACTTTAGTAGAATAAACTTCTACAGCTTTCTTTTCTAAATACATATCAACTTGGTCTTTAGGCAAATCAACCTCTTGGCCAATACCAACTTTACCTAAACGGTCATGGTAAATTACTTTAAGTGTTTTAACTAACATAATATCCCCTAAAAGATAAAAGGGGAGGCGGATTTCTCCAGCTCCCCTTAATTCAACTACTAAGCAGTGAAGTTACCGTACAAGATACCTGTAGGGCGGTCAACACCAAGACCTAGGCGTTCTTCAGCGCGGATTGTCACTAAGTTTTTAGTGAAGTCATCGTTGATGTAGCCCATTTCAACAGTAGAACCTTGGCGGTCATAAGCAATAGCAGAGCCATTCAATTGACCAATCAAGAATTTACCAGCAGCCATGTTGTTTGACAACACGATTTGAACGCCAAATGGGTTCATACCAGCAGACATGCCAGGCATACCGTATAGATACTCACCAGAACCACCAGTGTATGTTTCACGAGTACGCTCCATTGCGCCCCAATCAGCAGGGTTCACAATAACTGTGTCTGGTGCGCGACCAATAGCCCACAATTGGTATTTAGCACGGTTGATAGCATCAACTAGCAAATCACCAGCAGTAGCAGTGTAAGCAGTGAAGTTACCTGTGTCTGTCAAACCTGATAGGTTAGGAGATGTACCGTCACCGTTCAATAATTGGCTGTCCACTTTTTGAGCTAAGCCATCGCGTAAACGTGTGTTGATGTAAGCAGCAACAGCAGGAGCATCAGCCAATAATTGGTTAGATACTTTAATCCAGTGAGCTACAGTTTCAATTGCTACGTTGTATTGTTCAAATGTAACATCTGATTCAGGTTTAGCAGCACCTTGAGCAACGCCAGCAGCATCGTTAGTCCATGATGCTTCACGTAGGCTGTTTACCATGTTGCTAGTAACACCGATTGAAGGTAATACTTGGCGGATAGTTACAGGAGCAAAGTTACCTGGGATGATACCAGCACGTTGCAATGGGAAAGCAGTTGTAGAACCAGAAGTAACAGTGTTTTTTACTTCCATGCGGATGATAGCATTGCGGCTATTTGCGCTTAGGAATGATTTGAACTGTTCTGATTTAACGAATTCTTCACCAGCAGTAACGATAACTGATTCTTCTTTGGCTTTTACGCCTTCAGCTAATTTTTGACCTAAAGATGTGATTTCTGCATTGATTTTAGAGTAATCTTCAGCAAGTTGTTTAACTTCTGATTTAACTTCTGTATCAACTTTAGATTTCTCATCTAATTGACCGTGGTATTGAGCCATTGATTTCTCAAGAGCAACTTGTTTTTCAGAAAGGGCTTTTAAACCGCTTTCCAACATTGTTTTGATTTCTTCAGACATGATAGTATCCTTTATTTGTTAGGCGTAATGCCAAATTTAAGTAATAAACTTGCAATATCTTGTTTTTGTTTTTCCGCCTCAGCTTCACGCTGATTTAGGGAGTTGATTTTACTAACAAGATGCTTCGCATCAACCCTTGAGAAGCCGCCAACATCACGCAGTAAGCCCTCGATTTCTTTTAGTGAATTAGCCGCTTCTAATGCTGATTTAACTTCTGAAATACGAGCAGCTAAGTCAGCAGGTTCTTCAACTACACTAATTTCTACCAAATCAATTTCTTTAAGTAAGCGTCTGTCGTTATCTAACTGGTTAAATGCTTTTACGCGATAACCAATAGATAAACCATCAATTGCACCGTGTTTCAATGATGCAAATACGTCTGCCGCCTTAGTATGACCAGGAGTTAATTCGCCTTCTACATATAGACCTTTTTCATCTTCACGTATGCTAGTCCACTTGCCGATAATATCGCCATAATGATTCCAGCGCATGCGAACTGGTCGTTCGCGCCCTTCTAATGTGTTCTTATAAGCGCCTGGTTCAATCGTATCGCCATAAGAATCAATACCGTTAAACATAGAAGCATATCCGCTAAAGGCAAAAGCATTGCCTACGAATTTTAGCTCCGTATTAGATAGTGATATTTGTTTGGTTTCCATTTGTAGCCCCCAATGGGTTAGTTTCAATGTCCGTTAGTTTCATGTTTGCACCTTGCATGTATAAGCTATCTCCACCATCTTCATCTGGCATACCTTCTAACCTTCTAGCCTCATTAGGTGTCATAAATCCACCGTAGATACCAACACGATACGAATCAAACCTTGTTTTCAAGTCAGAACGAGTAAGTGCATTAAAATCAAATTCGACCTCATGGCGTTGAGCATCATTTGGATTCATTAAGTTGATTAAAATAGATGCCTCGATTTTCTCCATTAATGGTCTTAATGTCAACTTGTAGAATCCAGACACAATCTGCTCAATACCTGAACCCCACACGGTAGAACTTGATGTATCGTTAATCATTACAGAAGGCACACCATACCAACGGCATATCTCACTTATTTGGAATTGGCGAGAAGCCAACAACTCAATGTCTTGCGGTGATAAGCTGATTGCATCAAACTTCATGCCACCTTCAAGCACCATCAAGCGTTCTTCTGAACCTGCTGACAAGTTGTAGAACTTGCTACGAACCAAATCACGCTGCTCTTGAGTTAGGAACTTGTCCATTGACAACACACCTGACGGTTTAGCGCCATTTTTGTATATATTCGTAACGGCAGCTTCGGCTGCTTGGGCAATTCCTAGTGTATTTCGTTGATAGGCTAGTGGGCTAAGGCCAATAACACCGTTGCCCATCAATTTTAAGTGCCAAATGTTGCTTTCAGAGTAAACATTCACACCAGAATCGGTAACATACTCATAAACAAGTGAGCCGTTCTCTAAAAGAGTGGTTGTCATGTCAGCCGACATCAATGGCAACAGGCCAACTATCCTATCGTTGTTAATTCGTTGGATATAACAGTAAGCATTGCCAGAAGTGAGCAAATTAAGCAAAACTGTTTCAAAAAACTCAATTTTTGTCTGATAACGGTTTACTTTACCGTTAAAAAGCAATGTTAATGGGTGATTTGCGTCAATTTTACGGCCATTTGGAGTAAGTTTATAGACGGTTAGAGGTAAACTAGATACTGTTTCAGAGATTAATTTGACACAAGCCCACACGGAACTTAGTTGTAAGGCGCTATCAAAGGTAACTGGGGATGCTGAGGCTTCTGCGTAGGCTGATGGGATGCCGTATTGAACGCCTACAATGCGCCTAAGACCTTCTTGCATCCAGCTACCAATTCTAGTAAAAAAGTTCATAGTGAAATGGCGTTCCTTAAATAATCATCAAAATCAGCTTCAGCTTCTTGTGGCATAACACCAACAGCCTGAGCTAATGCTTGCATACCGTCAATTCTTCCGTTAGACTTCTGTTTCGTAAACTTACGATTACCAGCAGGGTCGTTTACTGTTATAGCATTTGCTGCACACATTGTAAGCACAGGATGATTTCCATGCTTTAACTGTTTCTGTAATAATTTAGATTCTAACTCACGAATCGCTGGTGACATAGAAATAAATCCCTGCCCAAACTCAACAAATCGTTCAAGTTCATCTTCACTAAAGCCAGCCTTCTCAAGCCAAGGCCGTAAGAACTTCATGTTATATCGGTCAAATGCTAATTGTTTAATATTACATGTATTAAATATATCACGCAATTCATAAGCAATAAATTCATATTCTATAGAACGGCCTGGAGTGGTTAATAAATAACCCTCTTTTGCCCATATATCGTATGGAACCCTGTCAGACCTTGATTTTTCAGCTAATCCTTCCTCTGGCAACCAAAACCTACAATGAACATCTCCATTATCGCTTACAAGTACGAGCGCAGTCAAATCATTTACAGAAGAAAGGTCTAAACCTGCATAAAATGATAATCCTTCCATTTCTGCTGGTAATGCACCGTTTTCTTGCCAAACTGTCCTAGTAATGAACGGATTTGACGATTCTACACGCTGATTCAAAATTAAGTTACGGTAAGAGGCCTCTGAACTCGGCATCCGCTTGGCATCAGACGCTTGTTTCATCACTTCAGCCTTATTCATCAGCTTGTAATGTGGGTTGGCCTTCTTAATTGTTTCTTCATCAAAGGGGTCATCCTCAAGTGGAGCCGTGTAAAGAATAACTTTGATTGTTGGGTCTGCGCCACTAAGAGCATCGTCAATAAGAATTGAAAGTAAGTCACCGTCTGTCCTTGCTTGTGTACTAATTACAATGCTCAAAGGAGAGGCCTGAGCGCCAGCAGCCGTTTCTAATGCTTCAAACAATTCTGACCTAGGGCCTTTAACCTGACCCAACTCATCGTGAATGATAAGTGACGGACTTAAACCGTACGCTGTAGAGGCATCCGCAGACAATGCTCTATACAATGTTCCAAGCTCAGTACAGTAGAGCTGTTTGGCCGTATCACGTATCCCGACAAACTGCGACAGCGTTGGAGAAAATCTAACCATTTTAGCGCACAAGCTGAAAAGAATAGCAGCTTGGTCACGAGATTGCGCGGCTGAGAATATCTGACCATTGTGGACATACTCAGGCCCAACCAGGTGAAGCAGTGTAATGGCAGCCGAGAAAGTAGTCTTGCCATTCTTACGGCCCATACTGTCAATAAACATTCGAGTTGGAGAGCCATAAATCAGTTCCATCCAACCTTGCTGCTCACTTGTCAGCTTAAAAGGCTGACCAACCATCTTGCCATCAGGAATATAAAGATTTGCTTCAATCCACTTTATATTTCTAAGCGTTCGTGCTGAAAATTTAGCCATTGTTATTCGTCATCTACCATCTCAGCCATTTCCCACGGCTTTTTAGATTTTACATGTTTGCTGACAGCGTTGCTTGCTGTTTCAGGATGAAGCGCCTGTCTGGTAATCCTCATCCGAGTAGCCAATGAAGAAGCGGCTCGTGTTTCGCGCTCCGCCATGCCAAGCAATCGGTCATACCGCTTGAGGCCATCGTCATCGGCAAGCCAGCTTCGGTCAAAGTT